TACCCAAGTGGCTCCAGCAGGGGGTCATAGAGTGGAACAAAGGTAATATTGAACTGGAGAATGGTTCAAAAATTCTTGCCTCTGCTACGTCCTCCTCCGCTGTACGTGGTGGATCTTTTAACCTGATCTACATGGACGAGCTTGCATTCGTATCACCCAACATTCAAGAAGAATTCTTTGCCTCCGTTTACCCAACAATTTCGTCTGGTAAAACATCCAAGATTCTTATCACGTCTACACCAAACGGTCTGGATATGTTCTACCGAATTTGGTCTGACTCGGAACAAGGCAAAAACTCTTACAAGAGAGTTGAAGTAAACTGGTGGGATGTTCCGGGTAGAGATGAGAATTTTAAGAAAGAGACAATTGCAAACACGTCTGAGGAACAGTGGCGTGTGGAATTTGAGTGTGAGTTCTTAGGATCTCAGTTTACTCTCATCGATCCTAAGTTTCTCAGACAAATGTATCCAGAGAAACCCAAAACATTTAATGACAGAACAGCAATCTACGAGGAACCAGAGCCAAATAAACTTTATGTTATGACATGTGACGTAGCTAGAGGAGTGAATCTTGACTATTCGGCCATCTCGGTCATCGACGTAACACAAGTTCCTTATAAGATGGTGGCTAGATTCAAAGCAAACAACGTGACTGTTCAAGAGTTTCCAAAAGTCATTTATGAATTAGGAATGAAATATAACGAAGCATTTTGTATGGTTGAGATTAACGATGTTGGTCAACAAGTGGCTGACATTCTTGAGAGAGATTTGGAATATGAGAACATGGTCAGCACGTCTTTCAAAGGCAGAGATGGCGTAAAAATCAGTTCCGGTTTTGGTGGTGTTCACATGGTCAATGGTTTGAGAACAACACTAAAAACAAAGAAGATTGGATGTTCAAACCTAAAAACTCTTATTGAAAACAAAAAACTTATTGCTAATGACTTTGAGGTAATTAGTGAGTTGTCAACATTTATTTCTACGGGTCAAACGTTTGCTGCTGATAAAGGAAAGAATGACGATATTGTAATGACTTTGGTGATGTTTGGCTGGATGACAACACAAGATTACTTCAAAAACCTTACAGATACTGACTATGTTCAAAATCTTTTACAAGAAAGAAAAGAGGAAATGGACTCAATGCTTCCGTTTGGGTTCATAAACTCTGGGGATGGCTACGAAGATGATGGTCTAGTTCTGTAACCAACATCCGGATTTAATAAATATGAGTGCAGTTTCTTATCTAAGGAGAATACGATGGCATTTTTAGTAAGTCCGGGGATTCAGGTCAGAGAATTTGACCTAACTACTGTCGTCCCTGCAGTAGCTACAACCGAGGGGGCAATAGCTGGTGCCTTTTCTTGGGGTCCAATTGAAGAGAGAGTTTTAATTAGCAGCGAGAGAGAATTAGTTCAGAAGTTTGGTGAACCTACCGAATCAAACTTTGAAACTTTTTTCACGGCTGCATCTTTCTTAGCATACGGTAATCAACTTTACGTATCTAGAGCTATTGATAACACAGCAACAAACGCAACAGCAAATGTTGGCGTAGTTGCAAACACAATGATTCGTAATGACGATCATTACGAATCTTTAACATTTAGTGATACTGATCTTTTGTATATTGCAAAATATCCGGGTACTAGAGGTAATAGCCTTAGTATCTCTGTTTGTGATTCCGCAGATGCGTATTCTAACAACCACACAAACTCTGATGCAGATACATCAGTATCATTGAAGTTCACGACTGGTGCTAATACAGCAAATCTTGATATTACAAACAACGTTGATGGTTTCTCGACAGCAAACTCTGAAATGAATACAATCAGAGGTAAACTTAATGTTGGTGATCTGCTTGAAATTGGTAACACGACAATTGGTACGCAGTTTATCAGAATTGAAGGTATTTCTGATGCTTCAAGAATCGGAACTTCAAACACGTATACAACTTCCATTCGTCTTTCTGAAAGACTTGCTTTGATTCATGACGGTTCGAACTTTACAATGGATACGGTAAAGAGAAGATGGGGTTATTTTAATCTTTTCGATTCTGCTCCGGGAACCTCCAATTATGTAGCTGATAGAAATAACGCTGGCAATGAAGCTGGTGACGAACTTCATATTGCTGTTATTGACGAAGATGGTGCTATTACTGGTCAGAAAAGATCTGTAATTGAAAGATTCTCTAATGTGTCTAGAGCGACTGATGCCAAAAACCCAGAAGGCTCTACGAACTACTACAAGACAGTTATCAATAATCAGTCTGATTGGGTTTGGTGGGCTAATGATAGATCTGGTGCAGCATCTGCCGCTGCAGACAGCATTGTGGCATCTACAAATGAAGATCCTCTGTATCTTTCCTTTGTTCAAGGAAGCGGTGAAGGAGATGAAAGTACAATCTCATTAGGCTCGTTGCAGTCTGCTGCAGATTTCTTCCAAGATCCTGAAAAGGTTGACATTTCAATTATCATGCAAGGTAAAGCAAGAGGTGGCACAAACGGCACTCTGTTTGCTAACTATTTGATTGATAATATTGCAGAGAAAAGACTTGATTGTGTTGTAACTATTTCACCAGAAAGAGCTGACGTAGTAAACAACAGAATTGATCCTCTGAATGATGTTGATACGTTTAGAAATACTTTAAGATCTTCTTCTTATGGTATTATGGATTCTGGATATAAGTACATGTATGACAAGTACAACGATGTGTTCAGACATGTTCCGCTTAACGGCGACATTGCTGGTTTAATGGTTAGAACCGACAACCAGAGAGAGCCTTGGTACTCTCCTGCCGGATTTAACAGAGGGGAAATTAAAAATATTGTAAGACTTTCTTACAATCCTGATCAGGCTGATAGAGACGTTCTTTATCGTTCTGATATTAACCCTGTTGTTAAGTTCAAGAATCAAGGAAACATTCTTTTTGGTGATAAGACACTTCTTGGAAGACCATCTGCGTTTAGTAGAATTAATGTGAGAAGACTGTTTATTGTTCTTGAAAAGGCTATCTCAACTGCGGCTAAATTTACACTGTTCGAATTGAACGATGAGTTCACTAGAGCGCAATTTGTTTCGATGGTTGAGCCTTTCTTAAGAACAGTTCAAGGTCGTAGAGGCATTACAGACTTTAGAGTTGTTTGTGATGAGACCAATAACACACCAGAAATTATCGACAGAAATGAGTTTGTTGGTGATATCTACATCAAACCAGCAAGATCCATCAATTTCATCAGACTTAACTTTGTTGCGGTGAGAACCGGAGTAGCGTTTGAAGAAATTGCAGGTAAATTCGGAGGATAAAGTAAATGGCTTTTAATATTAACTCGTTTAGAGAAGAATTAGAGTTTGGTGGGGCAAGAGCCTCACTATTCTCCATCGAACTTCAAAATCCTGTAGATCAAAGAGGTGATGACAAAATTCGTTTTATGGCTAGAGCTACAGCTATTCCAACATCTTCCATCGGTTTTTCTGAAGTCCCTTACTTCGGTAGAACCATTAAAGTTGCTGGTCAAAGACGATATGATGATTGGTTGATTACAGTTATCAACGATGAAGACTTTGCAGTTAGACATGCACTTGAAGCTTGGCACAACTCTTTGAATTCTCATGAGCCGAACCTAAGAGACGGTACTTATGACCGTCCAGAGGCTTATAAAAGAGATGGTTCTGTGATTCAGTATTCTAAATCTGGTGACATTTTGAGAAAGTACAAGTTTGTTGGTTGTTTTCCATCTGACATTACTGCAATTGGTCTTGATTGGGCGCAATCTGATGTTATTGAAGAGTTTCAAGTAAACTTTAAGTATGACTACTGGTTGTTAGACGAAGCAAGAAGTGTTAGAACTACAACCAATGGTCCAGAGCAAGTTGGAGCTTTGGTGGCTGAAGGTAGAGCGCTTTAAAATAAGGTATAGTTAATGGAAATTTTTGGTTTTAATATTAGTCGAGTTCAAAAAGAACAAGAAGAGACTAAAACAGTACGTACATTTACTCAGCCGGAATTTGACGATGGTTCTATCAGCGTCAGTACTGGTGGGTTCTATGGATCTTACGTTGACCTTGATGGTTCAGTAAGAAATGATGTTGAATTAATCAATAGATATAGAGACATGGCAATGCAGCCTGAAGTAGAGGTTGCTATTGATGACATTATTAATGAAGTGATTAATCCAGATGAAGCTGGTGACACACTAAAAGTTTCCCTTGACAAGGTTGGAGTGGGAACTCCTCTTAAAAATCTGATTTACACGGAGTTTGAGAAGGTTGTTGATCTTCTTGAATTCCGTGAAAAATCTTATGAGATGTTTAGAAAATGGTATGTGGATGGAAGACTCTACTACCATGTCGTTATTGATGAAAAAGATCCTTCTTTAGGAATTCAAGAACTTAGATATGTTGATCCGAGAAAGATCAAGAAGGTTGTTGAATTTGAAGAAGTCAAGGATCCAAAAACTAAGGCATCTGAAAAGAAAATCAAAAACGAATACTTCATGTATAACAATGATGGTTTTCTTGGTTCTAATGTTTCAGCAATGCCTCAGACTGCAGCTACAATTAAGAT